CGGGAGATGCCTTCCAACGAAGAGTACGACGCTTGGTGCGAGCAGCTCGCGCGCGAAGGAGCCCGCTCCTGAATCAAGCACACCCGCCTGACGAGCGCCCGGGGCTCCGGGCCGAAACGCTCCGGAATCAACCGGGGCGGTCGCGGGAAGCCACCAGCTTCCGAATCAAGCCCTCCCGGCCGGGCAAAAGACCGGGAGAACGGAGCAGCATGGGTAAGATGATCCCCCTGCCCGAATGGGCGCGCCGGGTTGGCATCCACCCGGCCACCGCCCGGCAAAAGGCGCTTCGTGGAGGGTTTGTCACGGCCGAGCGCGTGGGCACGGTGTGGCTGATCGACGAGGACGAGTCGCATGTGGACCTGCGGCGCGGCGAGGCGAAAGCAGATGAGAAGCCGAAGGAATGACGATGGCCCCGCCGGGAGGCGGGGTCTTGCCACATGCTTGCCACATCAGATTCGTGCCGATCATTTTTACGTCGATCAAGAATCCAATGCCCACAATGATTTCTTGCGGCCTCGTCTGGCTTCGCATTGGGAAAGTAAGACTTAAAATCCCTTGGGACCTCCCGTGCGGGTTCGAGTCCCGCTTTCAGCACCATGAAAGAATCCTTATGGCGCAAGGGTTCCTTCTTTTTTCACCCGCCATTATGCCGCCGGCCCCCTTCGCCCTTGCCACATTCCTGCCACATCACGATTGGATTTTGATCGCGTCGCCGATTTTGGTGGCCGCTCTACATAATTTCGATTTTGTAAACAACTATTTTCCAGAATCCCGGATTTTTATGTTGACAAATTGCGGCAACTCGGATATAATGAATGCATAAAACGGAATACCGGAATGGAGGTGAAACAATGTATAAGCCTATGTGGGCGAAGATCAGGGAGCGCGTCGATGCCAGCGGAATCAAGTACAAGTACATCGCAACTAAGCTCGGGTCCAGCCCCGCGAAGTTATCGCTTATGTTGAGCGGTCAGCGCCGCATTTCGATCGAGGACTTCGTGGAGATTTGCAGCGCCATAGGCGCAAGCCCGACCGAGTTTTTCGACCAGCAGCAGCCCGCCTAACCAACCGCCAGAAGGAGGAACCCCGTGAACGACCTCAAGGTATTCGAGAATCAGACCTTCGAAGCCGTCCGCGCGATGGTGCGCAACGGCGAACCGTGGTTCGTGGCGGCAGATGTATGCAAGGCGCTGGATATCGGGAATCCGACGCAGGCGCTTGACCGACTGGACGACGACGAGAAAAGCATTACCCTCATTTCAAATGAGGGTAATCGCGGAAACCCCAACGTGGCCATCGTTTCCGAGCCCGGCCTGTACACCCTCGTCCTCGGCTCCCGCAAGCCGGAAGCGCGCGCCTTCAAGCGCTGGGTCACACACGACGTAATCCCCTCCATCCGCCGCACCGGCATGTATGCAACCGAGGACCTTCTCGCAAACCCCGACCTTGCCATCGCTGCGTTCACCCAACTGCGCGACGAACGCGCCCGGCGCATCGCGCTAGAAGCCGAGGTCAAGGCAAATTCGTCTCGGGTGCTGTTCGCCCAAAGTGTGGAGGCCAGCAACCAATCGATACTGGTCGGCGAACTGGCGAAGCTGATGCGGCAGAACGGCGTGGAGATCGGACAGAATCGGCTTTTCGAACGACTCCGGGCGGACGGCTTCCTTTGCAGCGTGGGCAGCCAGCGCAACATGCCCACCCAGCGGTCGATGGAAATGGGGCTGATGGAGATCAAGGAGCGGTCAATCGCCAACCCGGACGGGACGGTCAGATTGACCTTGACACCCAAGATTCTCGGGCGCGGGCAGGTGTACTTCATAAACCGGTATCGCAATGGCCCCGCCTAACCCGACCGCAGACGATGAAAGAAAGGAGGCCCCGTCATGCTGGACATGAACCACCTTTACCACATGGACTGCATGGACGGCATGAAGCAGTTCCCGGACAAGTTCTTCGAACTGGCGATTGTCGATCCGCCGTATGGGATAGGCATCAGCGACAATCCAGTTCGACAAGCCCACAAGAAGAAAAAGTGGGATGCGGTGATACCGGATAAAAGCTACTTTGACGAACTGTTCCGTGTTTCTCAAAATCAGATCATATGGGGGGGCAATTACTTCTCGTTACCGCCGACCAAAAACTTGATTGTATGGGATAAGGAGCAGCCGCAAGAGTTTAGCTTGGCAATGTGTGAGTTTGCTTGGTGCAGCATCCAGCGCCCGGCGAAAATGTTTAGGCGCAGCGTGCTTTTAGAGAACGGCAAGATCCACCCCACTCAGAAGCCCATCGCCCTCTATCGCTGGCTACTTACCAACTACGCCAAGCCCGGCGACAAGATACTCGACACCCACGTTGGCAGCGCATCAAGCCTGATTGCGTGCCATGAAATGGGGTTTCGGTACGTCGGGTTTGAGTTGGACACTGACTATTTCAAGGCGGCAACAGAACGATTGGAACGCGCCAAGGCACAGGTAAGCATGTTTCAAGGTACGGAGTTGGTAGTAAACCAAACGACAATGGACCTATAACCCCGCCCCACTTCGACCGGAAAGGAGGCCCACCCCCATGCCCCGCAGCGCCATAACCCAAGCCCGGCTCCCGCGCGACACCACGGTCGAGGAAGTGCGGGACCTGCTGACCCAGGAGCACGAGTACGTCGCGTGGCTCATCCGCCGGGTGCGCGAGTTGACGGAGGCGGTGGCCGGAATCAGGGTTTACGGCGTCGCCGAGGCGGCGGAATTGCTTCAGACGAGCCGCGACCAGGTGTACGCCTACATCCGCACTGGACAACTCAAGGCGTTCACGCTGGTCGACGGCGGGCACAAGCTGCTGATTCAGGACACCGACCTACAAGCATTGATCGACGCCCGGAAGGAGGCAACCCCATGAGCATGACCCCCTACACCCTGTCCGAGGTCCGCGCGCTGCCGGTGGGCAGCGACCTGTACATCGAGTTCCGAGAGTTCTTCCCGGACGTCACGACCGGAAAGGTTACCGGGGAGAGCGGTGACAAATTTGTCGAGGACGCTGACGGCGCCGGTTTCTGGCCGGCCGACGATGACACTCCGCGCAACTACGGCCGCTTCTACCGCTGCTGGCCCTCGCAGCCCAGCGAGGGGGACAAGGCGGCAGCAAAGTGGGAGGCCACCCCATGACCGCCCCCTACCACTACCGCCTGACGGCGGACAACGGCGCAATCGCTTACGTGCGGTCATCCTGCGACCGGGCCGACATCATGGCCGACACATTTAAGCGTTGGGGGTTTGGTACCGAGATTCGGCGCGTGGTGTCCGTGGAACCGTGCACGGCAGTTGAGGCCGACCCGGTTGGGGAGGCACTAAAGGAGGCGGGAATCAAATCATGAAACACACCTTCAAGGACTTCGCGGACGGCAAAATCTACCTGCACGTTTCCGAGGCCGAGTGGCCTGGGTTTGCGTGCCAGTGCAAAGAGGCAGGGATACGTTGGGGCGACAGGAGCGCAGTTGAACCAAGCGATAATTGCGGTGGGTGTTTGCCATTTAACGTGGTGCTTAATCAGCTTCACGTACTCCCCAAGCAACGGTTCGATATTCCTGTCGTGGCCTACTGTGAACTTGTCCAAACATCCAATCCCCGTTCCATCACCATTACCTTTGACGGCACTGACACCACCGCCAGCCTGTACGTAGGCGACAACCTGTCCCAATCCGCACTCGTCAAGCTGCTGCCCGGCGACGATGATGGCGAGTACGCCAAGGTCTGCCGGGCCATCGCGCGACTGTACGGGCGCAAGCCCATCGAGTCTCGCACCCTTCTCGAGGCGGCGAACGACCTTTTCACCATCTCCAAGGGCCTGCAAGATTACGCCGGCCAAGTTGCAAATACCCGATAAAACAAGCCGACCGACCCATAGGAGGGCATTGCCATGCGCGTTGTGCTGCTGGATGACGAAATCAGGCGCAAGAGCACGTTCAGAACGGTGGTAATGGAGTGCCAATTCTGCGGGGTGCAGGCGTGCGTCCGGGAGCCGAAGGGGCTTACCAAGTGCGAAGCCGACAGGATGGCATTGACGGACGAATGCGCGGCCTGCGGGAAAACGACAATGCGAGGGAGGCGGGTAGCATGTTGACCGCCGTCGACCGTGCCGCCCTATGTGCCGACTATGCGGCACGCGTGAAGCAGCGGAAAACCAAGCGCAATCGGGAGCACGCCCGCGACATGGACGCGTTTACTGCCTATGCTTACACGC